TTGAATGACTGAGGCGAAAAGCGGGTTGACTGCCCGGAAAAAGGGGCGAAAAAAAAAGGAAACCCCCACGCGGAACGTGGGGCAGGGTTGAGGCACAAGGCCTGCAACAAAAGGAGTAAACATGATAGACCAAACGGAAACGCAATGCAAGCGGATTGTCGATTATATCCGCGCAAATGGGCATATCACATCGTTAGTTGCGTATAAAGAGCTAGGAGTTACTCAGTTATGCGCTCGAATCTTTGATTTAGAAAGTCTCGGTTTTATTTTCAATAAACCGCGATTCAAGGTTGGAAATTGTAAGAATCCGATTACTCACTATTCGATTGCCAAGTCTGGGATTGAGCTGTGGAACATGGAAGAGGAGGAATGGGAAGAGGAGGAATGGGAATGACGATTGATAGATTTATCCCAAATAGTTTTCAGATTGCAAACTCAGTTATCGATGAATACCTGTCGCAGATGAGCGGGAACGCCCTTAAATGCTATATCTTGATTGTCCGGAAAACAAGAGGCTGGCAGAAAACGCATGACAGTCTTTCGATTTCTCAGATTCAAAAATTTACCGGGATCAGGAAAGAAGAAACGGTTCAGAAAGCTATTAACGAGCTGATCGCTTTAGGGTTGATTGGCAAGCAAAGCAGAATCGGATTACCGAACGAATATTTTTTAATTTCAGACCCCAAAAAAGGGGTAACACCACCCCCGAAAAATGGGGCACCCCCTGAAAACGGGGTACCCCCAAAAAAAGGGGTAACACCACCCCCTAAAATGGGGGTAGGACCACCCCCAAAAAAGGGGGGTCACATAAATACAAAAAACAAAAAACAAATATCTACTAACGTAGATATTAATACAGCGCACGAAAAAACAGCGAAAAAACCGACCAAGCACGAAGCCGATTTAGCACTGTTGGCAGAGCATGGTATTGACGGGCAAATCGCTGAGGATTTTTTGACAATCCGCAAAGCAAAACGCCAGCCGCTGACAGAAACGGCTATGCGCCTGATTGCAAGTGAGGCTCAAAAAGTTGGCATGACGGCATTTCAGGCAGTTGTTTTTTCCATCGGCAACGGCTGGGGAAGTTTCCGCGCTGATTGGGTCAGAAATAAAACCTTTGGCAAACATTCCGGCGGAAATGGTGGCTTAACCCACAACATGACGGCTGATGTACTGGACGGCAAAGTATACGGCGATCAGCCGACAACAGATTTTTAAGGGGGTGGATATGGCTTTGAAAAGTACCGCCGATTTTTTAAAAAACTATGGCAACGCCAAAACGGAGACACGCAAATGTGCGGAACATGGCGAGTATTTGGCGAAAAGTGTTTTCCGCAACGTTTGGACTGATTGCCCGATTTGCGGAAAGCTGAAAGCGGCAAAAGAAGCTGTTGAATATGCCGAACGTCTTGTCAGCGAATTAAAGCAAGACGAAATGTCAAAACGCATTGGCCGATCAGGCATTGCAGAACGGTTTAAAAACTGCCGAATTGAAAATTTCAAGGTCGATGAAAGCGTGATCGGAATGGCAAGGGCAAAAGCTGCCGCTGCAGACTATGCGGAAAACTTCGAGGATGTTTTGCAGACCGGGCGGAACATGATTTTTTCAGGTAAGCGTGGCACTGGGAAAAATCATTTGGCCTGCGGCATTGCTCACAAGGTCATCGAATCGGGGCGCAGTGCGGTTGTGATCACGGTAGGCGATATGTTGCAGACGGTCAAAGACAGCTTTAACGGCGGCAGGGGGAAAGAGGGTGGTGGGAAGTTTGTGAAGCCCGATTTGCTGGTGTTGGATGAATTTGGCGTGGGCAACCTGTCTGAAACGGATGGTCGGATTTTGTTTTCGGTTATCAACGGGCGATATGAGCGGCTTATGCCGACGCTGGTGTTGACTAACTTGTCGGCTAAAGATTTCCGCGAAAACGTTGATGCCCGAATCAGAGACCGATTGAGAGATGGCGGCGGCAAGTTGATACCGTTTGACTGGGATAGTTACCGTGCGTGAAACCTGCTTCTACTGCAAACACGCAAACTTTCAAGCAGAGGCCAATACGCCGATGAGAGGATTTGCGAAATGCGAGAAATCGCAAACGTCTGAGCAACGGGCGAGCTTCTATCACGGAGGCTATAAGTGCGACAAGGGCGATTACTGGAGTGGCGGAAGTGCTTTCCAGCCAGCCGATGAAATCGTGATTCAAAAACGGCGCGAGAAATTTGAAGAATGGCGCAACAAAAGGAAATGACAAATGAAAGACAACATCAACCCCAATCACTACAAAAACCGCAAGCATGAATGTATCGAGTTTACAAGACTGCTGAATTTCAATCTTGGCAACGCTTTCAAATACATTTGGCGATTTGAGCATAAGAACGGCAAAGAGGATTTGGAAAAGGCCGTCTGGTATCTCAAAGACCAAATCGGAAACAGGCCGGTAATGCTGAATATGACCCCATCGGAGTATGACCTGATGGCTGATAAAGCGGAATGTTGCGGCTTTGAACATGCACACTTGAACGCATTGGACGGCGTGTTATACGCAGCCTACACGCAAAGCTACGAAGCACTGAGCATGGCAATTACCCGCGTGGAAAGACTGATTGAGAAGAAATACGGAAAGGAAAACGGAAAATGAAAAACTGGTTAATCGAGAAATTGGGCGGCGTGACTAAGCAAACCTACATGGACAATATTGATACCTACGGTGCAATGTTGGATATGTACGCCAATAAGTTTTACAAGCTGGAGCAGGAAAACGCAGGCATGAAAGCCGAAAAAGCCGAAATGGAAAAGGCGGCGGAAATGGTCAGCGCGAACCTGTCGGAAACAATCAGCCGTCTGAACGAAGAAAAACTCTATCATACAAGAGATCCCATTCGCCATGCTTGCGTGTGGGATCTCTTGTAGTTTTGCAAAGAAAGCCATCTTCCCATATCCTGCGTTATAATTTTCTTATTCTGGAAT